CCAGGTAGCAGGCGTTAAATATAATTGGGCCGCTTTGGCAGTCCACCGCATCGCCGCCCGCCCGATACAGGGGGGTTTCCACGTCGGTAGTGCCGCCGCGCCCCAGTACAATCAAATTATTAACCTTAATGATCACGCCCGCAGGCCAACTACCGCGAGTGAGCGACGGAGTGCCCGCCGCGTTCGATCCGATCATGACTGATGTGCCGATGATTGTGCCCGAGCCATTGAAGTTGATCTCATCCCCCGACACCAGCGAGGCGGCAGGGTAGGCAGCGTCAAACAGTGTGCGGAGGTTGATAGCATAGGCGCCGACCATGGGCACCACGTAGCCCGATGCGACGTCGTCAGACTGTATAACTGCCGCAGGGACCCGCATCATGTGAGCATTTTCCACGTACCGGGCTTGCTGATAAAGCTCGCCACCTTGCCCGCTGTGTTCAATACCGTGGCGCCTGTTACGGCCCCTGCGGCTGTAATGTTGCCCGTGCCCGCCCGCTCGACGGTAACCACCTTGCCGTAAGGCGCGGCGGGGGCTGAGAAAGTGAGGGTTATAGCGCCCGAGGCGGTGCAGTCGATCCACTCGCCGTGATTGGCATCGCCTAGGCTGATCGCGGTGCCGTTGTTGGCGCTGTAGGTGTAGCGTGTTTGGTCCTTGCCCAGCGCCTTAACCGCGTCCACGTACTGGGAGGCGTTGGCCTTTTCGGCTAGGTTGTTGGGGGTGATCCCCGCCTGGCCTAGTAGGCCTTGGAGGAACCCGAAAATCTCGTTGATTAGCGCGGCGGTCCATGCGGTGCCGTCATTCGTCCCGGCCAGCCCAGGCGTGGTTACGTCCTGCGCCTTGCCGTGCGGGTAGCCCGTGGGGTCGCTGTTATTCGTCCTGGTTGGCTGAATTGCTATCGGTCTTAGGGCCATGTGCGCGTTACTCGTAGTTAACAAGCACCCCGAGCCAGATATGGGCCGGGAAGTACTTTAGAAGAAGTGTCTCGAACTCATCCCGGCGGGCCTTTGGCAATATGACCACGCTGGGGAACGTCGCCCCGCCAATATAGCAGAAATACGGCCAACATAAAGGGTCATCCGGCGGCGCGTGTTCGGTGCGTATCTCGCGTGCGCCGTCGCCTTCCCCGGCCTGGGCTAGGCCCTCGTTAGCTTGCATAAGTGGCTCGCCTGCCTGGGCGGTGTAGTTGAATACGGTTAGCCGCTGGCGGTCCACGAGCAAATACCCGCCCCCGGCGCCTAGCGTCTCCCCGGCCTGGGCTAGCGGTTCACCCGCTTGGGCCAAGGGCTCGCCCGCCTGCATGAGTTGGCCGACTAGCCCCGACGTGGTCAAGTACGCGCGGGGGTCGCGGGCAATGGCGCACGCGGCGGAGCCTATGGGCGGCGGGCTACCCACCCACCACTCGTGCACGTAAACGGGGAAGCCTTGCGCCTGCAATACGTCCTGCAAATATGCCTTAGACTGCCCGCCGGTTGCACGCCACGCGGCGGCCACCTGGGCGCGAGTGCCGCCGGGCCAGATGCCGAACTGCGCTACCCAATCGCCTAGGCGCGTGGTTGCGTAGGGGTCGAACTCGGCAAAGGCCAGTTGCGCCTTTAGCTTGATATCCTGGGCAGTTTGGGCGAGGGCCTGCAATACACGGGTGAAGTTGCGCCCGCCCTTGAACGCCTCGCCCTTGGGCAGCAGTAGGCGGAGGACATTAAGCAAAACTGATCACCCCCAGCTTAGCGAGCTGGCCGGGGCCGAGCGTATAGGCCGGGGTGCCTAGGCCGTACAGTGTCACTGTGACTGTGGAGAACGTGGCGCCCACGGCTGATGTGACCCGATCCACCACCCCCGCCAAGCCCACTAAGGTGACTCGGTTCTGGGCGGGTGGGTAGTCTAGGCCGTCAATGTAAGGGCGCCGGGCTAGCAGATACGCGCTAACCTGGGCAGTAATCTCGGCTTGTGTGGCCACGGGATCACCTGCCACCAGCCCATTCACTTGCACGTCAAACGGCAGCCGGTTGATGGGCAGCACGTTAGCTAGAGCCGTTACCGGGCGGGCGTCGGGAGCGTTGATTGCGTTCAGCGCGGCCAGTAGCTGGGGGCTAGTAGGCACCCCATCTGCCGAGGTAGAGGACTCGATATACACCAGCACCTGGCCGGGGCACGCGGTTGATCGGTAGGGGTACGCGGCCTTGATGCCTGCCGGGCTGGTGGCCCATGCGCGGTAGTCAGCCAGCGCGCCGCCCTGGGGCCTCGCGCGGAATCGGTCAATAATGCGCTGCCTGTAGTCGTCGGGCGCCTCGGCGTCGGCTCCGGTCGTTGTGACTGCGGCCACGGTTACTGCGCTGGCGATGGATGCTTGGGGGTTGGCAAAGTACAGCGCATCCCCCGGCGATAGGTTGCCGATGGCGCCTGAGCCATCCCCGCCGCCCTGATCACCTGCGGCACGGACGGCCACCGCTACCGTGGACGCGCTTAGCGCCACTAGGGCCTTGGTTAGGTAAGTTACTCCAGTGGGCGGGTAAACGAGCTGTGTACCTGCCGGGATCACGCCGCCTATTAGCTGCACCGAGACGGTCACGGTTAACTCCGCAGCGGTCGCCCGGCGCGGTAGGCCCACGCCGATCAGCTCGCCCCAGAACTCTAGGGGGGTGATGGTCTTGCCGTTAACTTCGGTCGGGGAGGCGCTAGCAGTTTGCACAAACCCCTGCAGCACCCCGGCGCCGATGTATTTGTAAAGAACTATGTATAACCCCGCGAGCGCTTTAGCTAGTACCCGCAGGAACGCCACCGGCAGCACTGGCACAGATTGCCCTAGGCTTGCCTCAAATTGGGCGATTAAGTTGCTATAGACCTCGGCGGTCGTCGTCATAGGGAGGCCTGCCAGTTGCTTAAAAATTGCACGGATTGATCGCCGTCAAATTGTACCCGAATGCCTAGCCGGTTGGCTGCTGGGATGCTGGCCGAGACGGTTAGTTGCTTAACGATACCATCCCGCAGTAGCCACGCTAGGTCCTGCCGGGCGGCGTCCTCGGCGCGGCGCAGATTAGCCGCCGTAGCCGGTACGGACTGGGTTACATGTTGCACGCGACTGCGGAGCGGTTCGCCGTCTAACAGGTTGCCCCACCACTGACCGGGGTTGTCCCCCACGCCGTCGTCGCCTGGGTTGCCGCCGTATAGGCTTAGGTACGCGGCGGTATCAAGGCCGGGGGTAAGCTCCACGACCCCTGCGGCCACGTCGAAGTCGCCGCCGTCGTTGGTTTGTTGCAGCTTAACGTCCAACTACGCCCCCGCTTCCATAGGGCCGGAGGGGCTGCCCTCGGCAATAACCTGGTGAACGTGGCCAACTACTTGAACCCCGCCGACTTTAGCGCTCGCGGCCTCTACTACGCCGCCGGGCTTAAAGAGTGTGCCGTTAATTGTTACCTCGCCATTCTCGGCCATGCTGAACTCGCCCCCCGCCGGGTTTTGAATGCTTACGCTGCCGTCCGCCTTCGCGTGAATGACGGCTTGCACAGTGCTACCGGCCCTAGAATACAGCGCCACCTCGCCCGCGTCCACGGTTGGGCCGGGTGCTGCGACGACTGCCACCGGGGAGAATCTGCCCCCCGTGCCGGGAACCTGGATCACTAGCAGCGTGTCCCCCGGTACCGGTACCGCAGCAAGGCCCGGCGGCAAGGCTAGGCGCCCGGTGCGAACGTCGCCACCTAGGCCCCGGTCGAACTTGAGCCAGGGGGCGGCAAAGGCTAGGCACTTGGCTAGGAATCCCACGGCAGGCGCTCCGGTTGGGCGCCCGTGAACGCCACGGGCAGCACAAGCTCTAGGCTTGCTGTCTCGCTGGTGCTATCGCGCTGGAAGTCCACCGCGCGGATCATGAACGTGTACGGCGTGTAGACCATGGCGCCCGGCGCGTAGAGTGATACCGCAGCCCCCGGCGCCCAGCGTTGGCCCTTAGCGTCTAGCCACGTCGCCACGGTCACACGATACGTGGCCATGCCTGCAAACATGCGGCCCATCTTAGCCAGCGCGGCAGTCTTAACGCTGGCGGTCTCCGCGTCTTGCACCGCGAAGTTAAGCGGGCGGAGCGTAGGGCATAGGGTGTTGCGGGCGGTGAACGCCGCCCCGCCGCTCTCCACGTCGGCATACTCAAGCGCCGTTATGTGCGAGTAGAACTGCCGGGGGTTGAACTCGGCAGATACCGAGGCCAAGGGCGATTCCCCTTGAGCCAGCCGGGCCGCCAGTTGGGCGGGGGCCTGGGCTTTGATTAGCGTATCCGTTTGGCCGTCTGGGCTGACGAACTGGCGCGCCCAGAGCCCGCCGTCAGGGGTGGACGTTAGGACGTAGTTGCGCTGTGCGGCCAAGGCGCTTAGGAAGTCTAGGGCGGTATCGCTGGCCTGGATAGACACCTTGCCGTCGGC